CGTAGCAATCTGCAAGCATTTGAAAACGTTTCTCCGGGAGAAGTCCTTTTGATACGTCCTCATAAAGTTTTGCATACACACCGTTTTCCTTGATGCTGGCGGCAAGCTCAGACAGGTCTCCCAGTTCCTTGCGGGGGTTATCGGGGTGAGGGTATAGCTGCCGGATGGGGATGTAAGTAATGTCTGCCATAGGGATACTCCTTTCTTACTTCGGGTTAGAAAAACGTGAGCTGCCCGGTTTTGGTTTCGTTAAGAGGCTCGTTTTCCGGGGCTTTAGGCTCATTTTTGATAGATTTTTGCAAATTTGCGGGTTTAATATCGGTTTTTTCGATTTTTGCAGGTTCACCTTTCGGTTCAAACAGCAGGTTCATCTGCGCTATCTGGCGGCGCATATACCACACATCAGTTGAGAAAAGCGGCATATACCAGATGCGGTTTTGTGGTCCTGCGGGCAGCAATCCGCGGCTGTCGTAGGCCGTTGCCGGGTTCACGAGTGTGTCACCGATGACTACATATCCAGCGCAGCCCATGAAGCTGCACTGGACGTAGCACATCAGCCCAACGATGAAGTCAATGTCTTGGGCGATGACAAGGACTTTGTTGTGGTAGCAGATATTCCGTCTTTTGCAGACGTTCAAAAAGGCAAGCAGCGTGGCCCCAGCACCACAGGCCGGGTCAGATACCGAGATGAATCCCTCCATGTCCGGGTGCAGCTTCGGGTCGAACGTAATCTCGGCCATGCAGCGGCACACATCGTAGGGAGTGAAGAACTGCCCGGCGTGGTCGTTGCCCAACTCGCACATCATGTACAGCGAACCGAGGAAGTCTTGGTCAGGATTCTGCTCCATGCCCATGATTACCTCGCCCAGCATTTTAGCCATGCCCTCCCGCTCCTTGGCGGAGTATTTGGAAATGATGGTCTGATACATCTTGGTGCGCTCTGGGGCATTTACCTTGTCCGTGCTGCTCGAGATCTCGATGGCCGTCAGGGTGACGAAGTCCGCCCAAATCTCCCAGCGGCTATGCTTTCCAGTCAGGCTATTGAAGATTTTGAGGAAGTTCTTCTGGTGGTCATCCCGGATGCTGCGGGTCGCTGCTGCCTTTGCCATAGGTTACTCCTCCTCGCTGTCAGCAGCGGCGATGGTGTAGTGGCCGTTGGAGAACTCAATCACACCAGCGGATTCCATATCATCCAGCAGCGCAATGGCCTTTTCTGCGGTCACGCCCATCTGCTGCTCCAACATGGCCTGCGTAACGCCGCCGTTCTGCCGGGCAATCTCGGTGGCCTTGGTCAGTTCATCGGCTGCGGGTTCCTCCGCATCGTCCAGTTCCTCGGCATCAACTTCTTCCAGCGGCTCGGCCTCCGGCGGCAGGTTATGTTCCTCGGCTTCGGTTTCGGGGATCTCCGGCATCTTCCCGCCGATGGCGTTCAGCCGACCACTCTCAATCAGCTCCCGGAAGAAGAACTGGCAGTAGTAGGAGTGCATATTCTTGAAGATGTTCTTGATTTTGCCGAACAGAGCATCCTCAATGGTGAAGGTCTTGCTCATGCGGTAGACCAGCACACCATCCTTCATGGTAAACAGGAGGTAGGCATCCGGGGAGATGTAGCTGTCCTCGCTGGCGGTTTCCAGCATGGACATCTGTTCGCCCACGCCCTTGATGGGGCGGATAATCAGCTTGATGGGGTAGCTGTTCTTGATGAAGGTGTAGGTCAGGTCGTGCGCCTCGCAGATGTTCTTCAGCTTGGTGCGCTGGGCGGCGAACTTAGAGGCTTCGTTTTCGTAGCTATCCATGGTATGTGCTCCTTTCAAGTAGCAGAAAAATGATAATCGTTATCCCGGTTCTCAATGGCAGTCAGACCCACAGCGTAGGCTGCCCACACATCGGCTTTGAAGCCGTAAAAGAAATCCGGGGCCTTCTTTGTGCCACGGCCGTTTTTGAGGTCGTGGTCTGCGAATCGGTCAATGAGTGCCCGCCGGATGGCGGCATCATTGGCGCGCGTGTTGTGGCAGATGTGTCGCTTCTCTTCGATGCGGCACAGCAGCCGTACCGGGCAGCACGCGTTCAGGGCTTGGTAGAAGCGGCCGATCCAGAGGACGGTATCGAACACCTCCCGGCCTACGGGCATTCCGTAGGAAGCCACCATCTCGATGACCGCCCACCGCCAGCCCTGCGCCCCGGCAGAGGAAAGTTTTTGCAGCAGCTCTGCATTGTCGATTTTTCCGAATTCCAGAGGGCGCAGGGTGCTGCGATCAATCACGCAGTAGCCAGACTGGGTGTCGCCGGGGTCGATAGCGATAATCGGAAAGGTGCTCACAGGTACGACCTCCCGAATTCTTTGATGAACTGCGCTTCCGGCCACCCGTAATACTCCATAGCCCTTTTCTGTGCCCACTTTTTCAAGCTGAGGTCTGCCTCCCGGTTGGTATGTACGGCAGTCACACCGTTCTGGTGGCACCAAGGGCAGAGATTTGCCCACAGGCCAAGCCGCTTGCTCTTATCCCGATACGGTCCGAAAAAGACTTCGTGCCGGGCGGTGCGATACCGCCCGCAAATCAGACAGGTGGGGCTCTTGCTGAGGATGCTGGGCGCATAGCCATTGCTGTCCAGCTTCTCGCCGTATGCAGCCTTTCTCAGACGTTCCTCCGGGAACGTGGACAGATAACCTTGGTCGGTATGGCGCATCGCTTCCGGCATCGCCCTGTTCCAGCAGGACGGTGCCTTTTTTCTTGTGTTCTCCAATTCACCTCCGCAATGTAACTTAATAAGTTACTCATTCGCCGAAAAAAACAGCCTTGGGATCGTCAATGCTCAAAAGCTCAACGATCTTCGCGGCTTCGTCCGTGCCGAACACACGCTTCTTCAGCTTGCGGGTCAACGTCTGCTCAGAGATTCCGAGCGATTTTGCCAGCTCTTTCTGCGTATATCCGGCCTTTACCATGTAGGATTTCAACAGGTTCACATTTACCGTAGTCGCCACCTCCTTTCGCTCCGCAAGTAACTTGCTGGGTCACGAGCATAATACCATCTTTGCGGTAACTTGTCAAGTCATTTTTGATAATTCAATTAAAAATATTGTAAACCGAAAGTTTATCTGTTATAATATAGTTCAAATAGGAGGTAACCGCCATGACCGTAGGTGATCGCATTCGTCAGGTTCGCATAGAGAAAGACATCACCCAGCAGGAACTTGCAGACTGTGCGGGTGTTTCCAAACAGGCCGTTTACAAATATGAAAACAATATCGTTACGAACATCCCGATGGACAAGCTCAGTCTTATCGCTTCCAAACTCGGTGTAACCCCTTGTTTTCTGATGGGATGGGAAGACAACAATTCTGTCCCGGAAGTCCCGGACACAATAAAGGCCGCCCTCCAGCAGGAGGACGGCAAGGTGGCTGAGATTATGGAGTTATTTGTGAATCTTCCGGCTGACAAGCAGCAGGAGGCTTTGAGCTACCTGCGCTACCTGTCAGCGAGCGCAGATAAGTAATCAGCCGAGCTTTGTCAGCATCCGACAGCATTCTTACCCTGATAAGCACTTCTGACCATTCTTCTGTGGTCATACGCATTACCCCTTTCCTAGATTACTGTCGGCAGCAAGTAAAGTATATCAAAAAGCAGAATATTTTTCAGCAAATTGAACGATTATTCCGAAATCGCGAAGCATCATGCAGAAAAGAGGATGTAATATGAAAACATACGATGTTATTTTACCTTGCAGCAACGGATTTACACTTTGTGCTGACGGTGCAAACTTAGTCGTAAAAAGGAATAAGACGACGGAATCTTATCCGATTGCAGGCATCCAGTCCTTTGCCATCAAGAAGCCGGGCTTCCTGGAAGGGTCAATCACGTTCACTACGGCACAAGCATCCACGGGCAGCATAAACCTCGGATATGGCGTTTCTACTGCAATCGGAGCAGAAAAAACTTTCTTTTTTAAGCGTGATGATTACGACACCGCAAAAGATCTCGCGGAATACGTTACGAATTATGGAAAGGCTGGCGCAGCGACTCCATCCGCCCCGGCTCCGGCAGCAGTGCCCGCCGGAAGTGTCGTATCCGTTGTGGATGAAATTCGTGGCTTGAAGCAGCTGTTGGATGAAGGCATCCTGACGGAAGAAGAATTTGCTGCAAAGAAAAAACAGCTTTTGGGAATTTGAAAGCGATATTGGAGAGTTAGTTTTGAAGCGTAACATTGATTGCGTCAGAGATTTGTTGCTCTGCGTAGAAGCAAATACCGATTTGCGCCATGTCTGTGGATTCGTGTATTACGATTATGCAGCAGTACAAGAGCAAATTGGCGAAGAGTTGATTGAACCGAAGCCATATCAGGTTGAATTGGAAAAGACCTACGATAACGATGATATAATCTACACCATCAAGTATTGTATAGAAGCCAATCTGATAAAATCCAATTCTGTTGCGTTGCAGTACTTTACCACCATTCAAGATTTAACTCCTGCTGGGCATGATTTTCTTGCAAACATCCGATCCAAGGATAACTGGGACAAGGTAAAAAAAGCAGCGTCGAAAATAGGCTCTACAAGCATGGAGGTTCTTATCGATATTGCCAAATGCGTTGTAATGGACGCAGCAAAACGAACTTTGGGTATAGAATAAAAAGTCGGCGCGTTGGAACCCCTTCAACCATTACTCGTGCACTTTCGAGACTGTAATATTTCCCATTCTTGTCCGTCAGCTCTGTAACAACGCCCTTCGCAATTGCATTGCAAATGTGCCAACGGAGGCCGTGGCCGTTAAAATTGATATTGATTCGCATACAAATCTCCTTTCGGCATGAACATATTTTACTATATTTTAGCACAATATTGCTTGCAGAAGAAGATTTCAAACAAAATAAAAAACGCCCACGGTGTTACCAGCACCGCAGGCGTTCCAGATCAGCTTACCCAGAGGGCAATAACAGCCAACCTCACAGATGTTATTGTACCACCTCCGGGCAGGCTTGTCAAAGTGTACCCGGAGGTATTTTATGGGCAAAAAGCAAAAAATCACTGGCGGTGACGCCGTCATCTACGCCCGCTACTCGTCCCACAACCAGCGGGATGTTTCCATCGAACAGCAGATTGAGGCTTGCCGGAAATACGCCGCCTCGCTGAGCCTGAAAGTTACTCTGACATACGAAGACCGGGCAATCAGCGGCCGCACCGACAACCGCCCAGCATTCCAGCGCATGATGCGTGACGCTGAGAACGGAAAGTTCCAGTATGTCTTGGCATGGAAATCAAACCGCATGGGTCGAAACATGATGCAGGCGATGGTGAATGAAGCTCGTCTGGTTGACTGCGGGGTCAAGGTCTTTTATGCTGAAGAGGACTTTGATGATAACGCTGCTGGACGATTTGCGCTACGGTCGATGATGAACGTCAACCAGTTCTACATCGAAAATATGGCCGAAGATGTAAAACGCGGCCTATACGATAACGCCAAAAAGGGACTTGTCAATGGCAGTCTTCCGCTTGGCTATAAGCGTGGCGCCGATGGCAAGCCCGAAATCGATGAACCGAAAGCTGCCATTGTCCGAGAGATTTATACGCGGGTCGCCGCTGGAGAGCTTTTTGCCAGCATAGCCGCCGACCTCAATGCCCGTGGAATCAAAACTGCCAGAGGGCGCGAATGGAACAAGGGCAGCTTCCATGTCCTCTGCCATAATGATAGATACCGTGGCATCTATATGTACGGCGACATCCGCATCCCCGGTGGAATGCCGCGTATCATCAGTGATGAGCTTTTCTACGATGCACAGGAGGCCTACGGCATGAAAAAGGATAACCGCTATGGACGCTCCCGCCACGGAGCAGAAAACTATCTTCTGACCGGCAAACTGTACTGTGGGCATTGCGGGGGCTATATGGTCGGGATCTCTGGCACCAGCAAGTCTGGCGAAATGCATCACTACTACACTTGCCAAAAGCACCGGCTGGAACACACCTGCGAAAAGAAAGCCATCCGCCGGGACGTGATTGAAAATGCTGTAGCTCAGGCCATTATGATGTACTGCTTGGATGATGAAACCATAGACTTCATCGTAGACAGCACCATTGCCTACTTCAAGCAAAAAGACCATGAGCTTCACGTTGAAGTCATGGAAAATGAGCTGGCGACCATTCAGCAGGCCATATCCAACCTGATGAAAGCAATCGAAGCCGGTATTATCACTCCGACCACCCGAACACGGCTCCTTGACCTTGAGGAGCAGCAAACAAAGCTCTCCGCCAAAATCAACACGGCCAAAGCAGAGCTGGTCGAAATCGACCGGGATGATCTCATTGCCGGGCTTCAGCTTTTCCGTGCCGGGGACGTAAAAAACAAAAAGTTCCTGGCAAAGCTGTTTAACACGTTCTTGATCGCGGTATATCTTTACGATGACAACCGGCTCAAAATCGTATTCAGCTTTACCGGGAACCATAACAGCGTGGAAATCCCGCTGGAACTGAACAATGACTGTCCAGACAACGAGATTGTCTCAGACGAAACCGAAGTTCGTATGAGCCACTTAGAGTGCGGGAGAAGGGGGTCGAACCCTCACTCCGTTGGAACTGGTGCCTAAAACCAGCGCGTCTGCCATT